CTGATATCCATATCCATCCTGCAGAAATGATGTCTGACTTGGTGGGATTAATATCATATCTCCTAATATGCCATCGTCCGTTGTAGGATATACAACTGCATTCCCTTTTCCGCCAAGCAACATATTCATTACAATCCACTTTACCCATGTATGTCTCGTCATGAATCTGTTAGGGTTAATGTCAAGCTTCCTGCTTAATTCATTCTTAATCCTTATGTCGCCATTGTCTGTATTACACATCAGATAAATTGTCATTGACGCAATCAGTTCTGCTATTACTCCACATGCTGTCACTACTTCCGGATTTTTGTTTAATGGAGTATATCCATCACCACATAGCGTCGTATATGCATCTCCAGAAAGAAGGAATCCAACTGAAGCATCTCTTTTTACATTTTGTTTCTTTCTTCTTTTACTCACTTTTTACTTCCTCCAAACCAGCCTGACGCAATGCTGGATTTTTCCAGATTTTCCAAATACCTTATGCACGCAAAAACAGAGCAGTCAAATATATCTATTCGCTGCTCCGGCTGAACCTTATCATATTGAATCATGTCATCTGTTTTTTCTATTGCGCTCACATTTTCAACACAATATTCATAAGCTTCTGAGTGAAGATAGTACAATTTACCATCTTTAACAGCTTTTTCTATGTGTCTGAAACCTTCTGATTTCTTGTAAAAATACTGTGGCTGGTCAACAATCTTAAAGCCGGCTCTTTTCATTCCAATAAAATATTCCCTACAGAATTTTCTATCATGGCCTACTTCAATAATCTTGAATCCTTTCTTTCTCATGCTTATAAACCAATTAACTATATCTGCATGATTGACCGTTGCACTGTTGCACATATCCAGCCAACCATTATCTTTCCAACCAAACAGAGGAATATTATCTTCATCTGCTTTTTTATATGCTGCTGTAACAGGAAACCATGCATGAGGTATTATTATGTCTATCCCGTTATAATTACCATATAACGATGCAGCCGTAAGATCGTGCATCTTTGACAGGTCTGCGCCACCATACCATTTTATTGGTAGCTTCGCCAATTGTTCAAGTGTCCAACTATACTTAGAATCGGACCTCCTGAATTCTTCAATGTCAAAATATGCTTTAATAGCAGATGTATATACATTTAACGACTTTGCAAAGAAATCCTTTCTCTGCTGTGGATCATTCTGAGCCTGTAACGAATCATTCATTAGCTCTTCTGGACGAATGGATACCCCATAAGCAGGGTTGGCCATTTCATGTACCTTTGGATTCGTATAATCAATATCACCATTCTCATCAGGGTTAGCACAGCACATAAATATAAAATACTGTTCATCTTTAACTGTTCGATCTAAAACTTTCCTGCAATATTTCAATCTGTTTCCCAAAAATGAATTCTCATTATCTCCTGCTGTTGATATACCTATAATCAGTTTATTGGTGTATGCCTTCATAGCTTCTTTAAAAAGATTGTATTGCTTAGGCTTTTTTAAAGCATGTATTTCATCAACGATTGCAATATTGCAATTAAGAGAATCCTGTGCATCTGGATTTGCTGCTAATGCCCTTATATAAAAGCTCCCATCCGGGAGGGTGGCTTCCATACTGTGCTCATTGTTGTTATCAATAACATTTACGCTTCCCCCTTTCCTTCCTCTTACTTTCTTTTCCCCCATTGCTGTGACATTGTAATCAAGGAAATTAAAGCTTTCAAGTGACTGCATTAATGCCGCTGAAGCAATATAAACCTTTGACCCTGAACGTCTGTACCATAATGACAATGCCCATGCTAATGCAGCCGCAAAAGAAGTCTTTATGTTCTTTCGCGGTATAAATATAAGAGCCTCATGAAATCTTACAATGCCTGTACCCTTGTGATAAAAACCAACAAGGTTATATATTATAAATTTATGAAATGGCTCTAATAAAAAAGGAGTGCCTCTCAATGGTGTTCCATCGATACGCTCTCCCTGCTGATGCTTTATTGTTTTTTCAATTATCTGTATGCAGAACTCTGGCGCTTTGGGATTGACTTCATATTCTGGATTGTCCAGATCACGAAAGAATCTGTCTACTGCCTGCTTAAGTTCCAAACAAGCTACTTTCTTTCCATCTCGTATTGATTCTGCATATTCAATTACTGTACTCCAGTTCTTAGCTTTCAATTGAAGCAAGTGCTGCTGCAAGACCTGTCGGCTTCTCCTCTGGTCTTGCCCCTCCAATCTTCTTTAAGCTGGAAGGTGTCAATCCAAGTTCCTTCCAATACGACAACGCTGTCTTGTTAAGCTCATTCCATAGTACAATCTTAGGATTTGTTACCATGTTTGTCTTGCCTGCTTTATTGGTATACTCAACAATCATGTCTTCGTCATTTTTCTTATAATTTCCGTAAACTTTATCGCGCTGTTCCAGGGTATCTGCCAAGGTATTTATGACAGAGTTATAAGCAGCGTCATAAGTGCCTAATTTCTTGAGATTGTCCTTGATTTTTCTTCTCCATTTTTCAGACTCCATTTTGGCATTCCCCCTCCCTGATAATTTTTTGCAGAGTTGGAAACGTCTCCCCTCCCCGGTCCCAGACGGCTTAAAAATTTTTCATTTAAACAGGGGGGCTATGCTTTATGTCCGCCCTTTTCAGGATGCATCTTATTGTGACAAGCATTGCACAGACTCTCAAGGTTAGAATCTATGTAGGCAAGCTCTGGGTATTCATCTACATGTTTGATGTGATGAACCGTGACTGCTTCTCTCTGTCGTCCATACTTCCTGCATTCAACACACATATACTTGTCCCGCCTTAATATTCTGGCTCTCTTCTGTTTCCATCTCTTACTGTTGTAATCAAATTCCATTGCAATTAAAAAGGGAATCCGTTTAAGATTCCCTTGCTCTTTCTGTAGTTTATACTATAACACATTTAAAACTGCAATTTACTGCAATCTTTTATAAATACATAATATCACATTTAAAACTGCAATTCACTGCAATCTTTTATCTGCTGCCAGTATATTGTTAATATACGTTGTACCGGTGCAACTTAGCGCTTTTTACTTATGTATTCATTCATAAGCCTTGTTATAACTTCCGCCTGACTCTCTCCGTTCTCTTTGCATTTATCAGCAAACGCTTCAACTATATCTTTCTTAAGCTTATATGACTTAGATACATACCCTGCTTTCTTCTGATACTTGGCAGATGCTATTGTCTGCTTATTAGGCTCTCCTACTGGCATCTATTGCTCCTCACTTTCTTTACTGTGTATATAATCATCTTTGCTATTCCTATCGCTATAAAAAATATTCCTAACTTACCTAACATACATTTGCTCCTTTCTTGAAACTATGTTATATTATTAAGTGGAACAGGGCTTTCGCCCCATTCCTTGTTTTCTAAGCTAACTTAGAAGCTTATCGAGAATAAGAAGAATTATTCCGATAACCAAGTCCGTTGCCGCACCGACCAGCCAAGTCTTTAATGCGTCTTCGGACTTTTCTTTTTTGTCTGACATATGTATCACCTCCTTACAAGTATATATTATCATATGGTGCACCATATGTCAAGCTTATTATTCTAAATTTCTAAGATATTTTTAGATTTCTAAGTGCTTCGCCATGTATATTATATATCTGTCGCATTGAATACGCTTCCCCTGCTTCTCTCATTTTTATTAATACTTCTGACCAATCATTGTTATCTGATGTGATATATCTATATATCAAAACCATCTGTTGCCTGCTATCTGGTAGTAGATATATAGCACTTATTATTTCATCACAAATTTTAATGTAACTTTCTTTAGCTTTCTCATATTCCTTTTCTTTATCTTCCAGTTTTACTATATAATCACTTAAATCGGAACTGTTATTTTTTCCTTTAGGCATTCCATCATTGCCCTTTGCTCCCATTATCTGTGCTGCTTTCAGTTCCTTTACTGCAAGTTCGGTTACTATCAGATTCCTTTTGGTTCTACGATATCTTTTTAACCATTTCTTTTTATCCTCATTTTCTTTAGTCACTCATGATTCACCTGCCTTTATATGTTCTGTATAGTGCCTTAATGATTCCAAGCAAGTAGTAGCTGCATAATGCATCAATTCAAACTCTCTATCAGACCAATTTATTTTCCAGTTTTTAATTCTTGTTTTTATATCCTCAGTCACCTTATCATATAAGTCTATAACAGCCATATTCTTGATAGTTTCTATATCTTCAATTTCCAAACGCACAATGATTGTGTTTGGTTCTCGCCATTTCTTTAATTCTTCTAACCAATCAGTAAGTTGTTTATAATGTTCCCATTTTGTCTGATAGAATTTTCTCTCTTCCAGCGTGCCTTCATCACACATAGCATGTTCAAACTCATAACTTTTCTGTCGGAACTCTAAAATACACTCATCGATTGTCACTTTTCCCTGCCCCCTTTACAATTGCAATCAAATACTCAGTAATACACTCAAAACACATTTTGTCAGCACACTCTCCATTGTTGTATTTGATTCTGCAGTAACTTTCACTGCCGGCCTTTGTTTTTTCAGCTTCCAGCAGTTCAATAATCTTATCAATGTCATAGGCTGTAGGCTGTTCGTCTATATCTCGACAGAAAGCCTCTGCTATTTGCCTTGCTAAATTCCTATATTCTTCAGTTTTAAGAAGTCCCTCATTGTCTTGAAAGCCTTTCATAACATACTCTTTAAAAATATCTGCATCAATCAGTCTCATGTTCCCTCCTGACAAACATCTCTCCATCGCACCAGAAGTAATCTTCCGCTGGCATGTAGTTCTCTATAACCGTCTTGTTATTACATGTATATGTTCCGTCTGCTGCCACACTCTTAGAACATTGCTCACAGCAGGTATACTCACATAGGTGTTTATGTCGTCTTCTGCTCATCCGGACACCTCTCTATCTTTACTATCTCATCAAGATCTGATTCGTTGTTAAGCTCATTTATGTATTCTACAAGGCTGTTGTCTCTGGCTATATTAAGACTGCTGCCATCTTTCTTTGTTACTGTCCACATATGTTTATTCCTCCTATATCATCCCTATTGTTCTTAGTAATTCTTTTATTAGTTCCTCTTTCGACATAAAGGCTCTCTTATATACCGTCTCTATTCTTTGTTTAGCATAATTCTCACCTTTCTTTTCAGCGATAATTTCATATGTTGCTTTTATTAATGTTGTTAAGTCCGCTTCTATCTCTCCAAAGCTTCTTCCCTCAATTTCTACAATTCCTTTGTTACACTTAATCATATTGTTTCCTCACTTTCTAATGACTCTTGATTGTTAAATTTATTGCTGATAACCTCAACTTCATGTGACCAGTAATTGTCAAAATTAACTGTATATTCTTCCTCAAAGTTATGCATTTGCCATTTTGCTTCTGTATCAGACCACTCAATAACAAATCGACCGTCCTTGCTAAGAATTTCAACAATATCATTTTCCCATATCAGCGTGTCATCCTTATCTGTCAATCCTGTACATTCGCAAATTGTAGATTCATCTACTTCGATTGCATATATGTTTGCACTCCACATTTCATCATCGAGATAATGAAATGTAAGCAGATTTTTCTCGTCTTCAATAAGCATCATACACTTATTCTCTATATACATTATCGTACCAGTAACCCATTGTTCGTCTTCTAGTAATTCTTGCCAGTTCTTCTTTTTTGCTTTAAATAAATATCTACTGTTCATCTATTCCACCTGCCTTTGCTATCTCTAACGCATTTGCCACATCTAGTTTTGATAATTTCTCAAAATAAAATTTAATCGGCCTTTTGTTAGGTATTACCAAACCAAATCTAACGGCATTTTTGTATGTAACACAATCTCGCATTAATGTATCAGGCATAGCTTCAAGCATTTGACGAAATCCTTCTAATGTTGATCTACTTTTATAATGATTACAGCTCCTACAAGCCGGAAGCATATTGTCAATAGTATCTGAACCTTGTTCGCTCCATCCGTTTAGTGGAATAACATGATCTACCTGCATGTTTTTATATTCCAAATCACAGCCGCAATAAGCACAATGACCGTTGCATTTCGCATACACTAATTCTCTTGTATGCTTAGGAATTGCCTTTCGCATCTATTTCACCTTCCCTTTATACTTTTTCTTGCTTCCATCTCTGTTATACAGTGTCTCCGGCTTATAGAACGGACAAGGCTTGTCCTCCTTGGCGCAATACAGTTCTTTAAGTCCTTTACAGTCTCTCTGCTCAAGATTAGCCATTATACAATCTCTATTGACCATCATTACTACCTCCCTCAAAAAGTTCCTTTAATATTGCATTAGCCAATTTATCCAACTTTTCATCTATTTTTCTATCAAGGTCTTTCGATACCTCTTCCTGCTCTTTGTCTGTTAAAAGTGCCAGCTCACAGGCTTTCTTAATTCTTTCTTCAGCAAATACCTTATCAATACCTGTATTAAGCATTGCTCTATATACAGTCTGTATTGCTGTTCCTAATTCTCCAACAAGTATTACCGGTGTTCCTTTTATTTCAATTCTATTTTTATCACATTTAATCATAATCATTCTCCATATTCTGTATTTATGCGGTCTATAAAGCCTTTAAGTGTTCCAATTCTTCCGCCAATGTAACCGCATTTATGCGTGCTGCTTCTATTCGCATATTATCCGGTGTTATATCAGATGTGCTGTAATCCTCGATAAACAGGGCAATCTTGCGATGTGCATCACATATTGCCTCCCAACAATCCATGTAATTTCCAAGTGCGTCTACTTCGTTCTCACATTCTGTATTTATCGCATTTGTTGGCATTTCTGGCTCTGTTTTTTCTTTCTCCGCAGAAACTTTTTCAAAATATGGCGGTTTTTCCTGCTGCTTATCCACAAATGTATCTGTTTCCTGCACATTTTCTGTGGAATCTGCCTTATTATTGCCGTTTTCCGGTAAATACTCCGGATGATTAAGCACGTTGTCCTGCCCTGGTATCTGCTCTTCTACCGGCTGGGGCTTAGGTTTCTCAATCTTGGCTTTCTGTACTTTCTTTTCTTTCCTCTGCACTGGCTTTTCCTGTTGCACCGGTGCAACTTCTGCTTTTTTCGGATATTCCTCTTTATAGATGCTTGTCCATGCCTTAGCCGGATCTTCTGTATCCACTGCCATGCTAAATATATTTATTACGGATTCCGCAAGCTCCTCTATGTTCCACTCTGTCTTTTCCATGTTTCTAACATTAGTTATTGTAATTCTGCCAGAGTCTGCCTTGATACTTAACATAAGACGGCCAACACCTAAAAGACGAACTGAATATATCATTTCTCCTGCAGGAGCAAATATATCTATCAGCTCTGCTGTCTCATATGTTGATGTATGTATCTTCATAAACAGTTCTGGATTGTCATGGAACAGCTGATGCAGTACCTGCTCAAGTTCATTAAGTTTTTTTATACATTCTTCTTTGCCCTCGATTAAAATCTCTATGTCAGATATCTTCTTTTCCTCATCGATCTCTTTCTTAATATCCTCTATTTCAGATTTAGAATAATCCGGCGATATTTCTTCTATGATTTCATCCGGCATATTAAGCATTAAAGCAAGCTTGGCATATCCAAATCCTTTATACTTATCCCCCAGGGCAGAATCATCTTCTTTACTTCCGAATCTCTCATTTATAGCAATGAATCTGGACACCTGTGTCTTATCCAATCCATATCTTGTTTTAGCGTAATCAATTACATTTGCATACGGTGTATCCTTAAGAATATCCGTATCTCTTGCTATCTTTAATAGATATCCTATTCTTATAAAGCTCTCGGCACTCTTACTAAATTCCGTATCCAATGCCTGCTGCCACTCATCAAATGTTCCTGTAGGTATTATCTCTATCATATTTGCTCCTTCTGTTAAATTGTCTGCATAAAATCCGCCTCCAGAACATCAGCAAGCAACTGTCCGGCCAACTTACCATGCCATACTTTTTTCTGTTCTTCTCTCAGCTTTTTATATTCTTCCTTACGCTTTTTATCTGCTTTTATTCCCTGCTTTATTTCTTCCGCATTCATAACCTGCTTAAAATGCTCCATAAATTCATATAAAAATGGTATTGCTGGCTCAAGGTCTGGGTTCTGATTATCTCCAGTTGTTCTTTTCTGCCTTATGTTTCCGGAAGCTTCTACTTCAAGTGTGTACCAAGGCATATCTTTCTGGTTAGTCTTCCTCAGAAAAAACGGATATGCTTCTCTCTGCTGGATCCTGTCGTAGTAAAAATCTGCATGGTCCATACAATGATTTAATGCTATCCCTTCTCGAACCATATCCTCTATACATACAGGTGCTACAACCGAATATTCGTTATTGCTGTATTCATACTTCTTTAAATCTGGCAGAATCTTATTGCACAATGGCCATTCCTTTTCTAACTTTTCCGTCTGATTCTTTATAGATGTTCCACGAGAAAATAATATTGCATTCATATGTGCCTGTTCGAGATTCTTCGGCATAGAAATCTGCGTGCTAGCAATATTCCATTTATTTTGTTCTGCAAGGCAATAATAATCCCTGTATGTAATAAATGTCTGTTTAAAGGTCTCTCCGCTTAATATCTGCTGCCGTCTTATGTAGTTGTATACTTTCATGTATTTTATTGGTTTAGGCAAAAAATTAAGCTCACTTACTTCTATTTCATTCTGCCCGAATTCAGATATCATGTCGTCTGGCCATATTGTATTTGCCAGCTTTTCATACTGCATCCACTTCAATGTTACAAGCGTTGGAGTCATATTTTTTAATCTTTTAAGGCGGGCATTATCAATTTTAAGCATCTTGGCTAATTCCGTTTCATCCTGGTTTAGTAAATTTTTATCATATCCTGTTTTGATAATTTCCTTTGCCAGTCCAAAAAGCTTTATTTTTGCCAACATTTCTATTGCCGGATTGCCTTTTTCTACATACAAATACTTTGCAGGGCTGTATGGCAGAATCGGCCACAAGTCAATTGCACTGTTTCTTAATACACTTTTCTTTAAAAGACTTAGATTTCTGGGATAAAGCTTAATCTTTCTATTGTAATATTCATACGGGAGCTTACTTTCCTGTTTACAGAATCTAAGGTATTTATTCTTATATGTTTCGTATTCATATGTTGTTATTCGTCCATCGCTATACATGAATGTTCTCTGATATTCTATAAATGACCAATCCGGTTTATCGTATGTTGCATTCCTGTATGCAGAATTAACTTCAAATGTTCTTACAACATATCCACCTTCAATCCTTTGTATACAGCTTGTTGATATTGCCCGTGTTCTTAAACCTTTTATCTTGCTTCTAAGCTTAAATATAATTTTCTTATGGCAGCAAGGGCATTTACCTTCTCCGTTTCGTTTCGGTTTTATAAGTGGGACTTCCTTTTCACAGTAGGAACAATACCCTGTAGGACTGTGTATACTCTCATAAAAAATAAAGTTTTCATTCATAGCCTCATGCTTGGACCATCTCTCAAATCCTTTCAGCACAGGCGGGGTTAACGCCAGTTCCTCATCCCACGGTTCCTGTTCCTTTTCTTCAGCTTTTTTAATACTATATAATTTACAACGATGCTGATATTCAATAAGCCCTTCAAGTCCGCTCATATTGGTTCCTAGAAATTGTTTTATCTCCTTTTTACCATCATTATTCTGCCATATTGTTCTTTTTCTTATTTTCAAGTCAGGCTCATAATCAAAGAATCTTATTGTATCAATTCTTTCAAGATTAAATACGAGTGCATTTGTCCATCTTATTTCTTTACCGTCTTCGGGATTTCTTTCTCTTGTGATGTATTCACATCCTTTAGGATTGCAATATATTTCATATACAGGATACTTAAACCCTTTTGCTACATCATCCGGAAAAAATACTGCAATCATAAGAATAGAACCCCGGCTCTGACACCTAAGCATCATGTCATATTTTGTGCTGTATGTGTATTTATGCCAGCTGTATTTATAAACAATCGGCTTATCCAGCTTATTATCCTGTGCAATCCTTCTCATTGTCGGTGTCGCATATATGCGTTTTAATGCTCTTAATTCTTTTCTTTGCATATTGCGCCACCCCTCAATCTATAGTACTTATCTGCTTTTATCTTTGTTCCGTCTACATATAAGACCTGTATCGATTCTATTTCCAGACTATCTCTTTTCTCTTCAATCAGAAATATATAAGAGCCTTTAACTCCTCTGCCTCTCGGTTCTTTGCCTCTTACTATAATAAAATCTCCTTTTAAATTTACGGATCCTACATCACGATTAAGATGTGTTCCTTTTTCCTCTCTGTCTGGGTGTTTCCGAATATATTCACATGCAAGCGCTGCAAGCTGTATTCTGGTTATTTCTTTAAGCAGTGTTATTTCTGTACACGATATTCTCGTGCCATTTCCATCCTGGTTAACTTCTCCTCCTGCTTCCACGATAAAAAATCTAGAGTTCAAACCGCTGTAATATCCTAATGCACACAGTGGATTTTCTGCACAATGAAAACCATTGCGGGCACATTTAGCTTCACTTTCCTTGTAAGTCTTACCTGGTTCGTACTGCATTACGCCTTTCCCCAGAGTTGCACATAAATCTGAATTAAATGCTTTTATTGCTTTCATGTGAACCTCCTATTTTAAGTAATAATCCTTACATATATTCCTTATTTCAGCTCTGTTGGGAATTCCAAGGTATACTGGACTTCTCATTTGCTCTTTACCGTTTTTTACCTTAGTAATTTTCACAATCTTACTGCTTACAAGCTCTTTCGTATCAAATGCTTTTGCGAGAATCAGGCTCATAAACACCTTCAGACTCTTATCCTTACGCCTGACTGCTGCCCTTACTGCTTCATCATTTACGCACATATCCGTTACAATGTCGTACCAGTCTTCAAGAACTCCCTTAAGTTCTAAATCTGCTCTCTCAATCTTTAATTTTCCAAGTGCAGCCATAAGCGGATTACACAGCTCCTCCATATCTCCTGCTATATAGTCTTCTGCATCATCCAGATCCAGTCCGTTCTCTTTTGCTATATCCCTTACAGCCTGCATGTCCCCCTGTTCAAGCTGTGCCGCAGCTGCCTTATTTATCTCTTCTGCAGAATCAAATTCTCCAAATATCTCAAACATCATATTTCCTCCTACAAATAATTTTTCATAAAAACCTGCATCCATTCACTGTGGCTGAATACCTGTTCAAATCTTGCCTGACCTGCTATTATAAGCTTCAGGTCCGTTTCCCTGCATTTATGTACTGCATCCTTGCCGGTTCTATGATGTTCCGGACAAAGCCACACCTTTAAGCCGTAATGCTCTGATATCTTCCTGTTTGCCGTTCCGTGCATGATATGGTGACACTCAAGCCCATTAGACGGAAGCCGTCTGAAAATGTTATTCTGCGTCATTATCTGCCGGCATATATAACATTCCTTTATGTCCTGCATTATGCTTTCCATATGTCTCCTTTCCCCGCCCCGCGCACAGGGCGGAACTGCTGCCAGATTTTGCTATGTGATATATTCTTAACCGCGTACACGGATAAGTATGTAGATACTTTTAGAGTAAAATGCTACTCCCATTCTGATTTTATGCGGCTTTGTGCCGTTATGAGTTATATGTTGTCTACCTCTGGATGCTGGCATACATATAACTGTCTCTCCAACTTCGCTATCTCTCCGCCAAGTATCGTAAGATTAGCAACCTTAATGCTTGTTTCATCCGCTGTTTTACAGGGTGGCATCATGTACGCCGCTTTTCTTAGCCACTTAAGGCGAGCCAGCTCCTTTTTTATCTTTATCTCGTCCATGTTGCCTCCATCTTCTTAAGCTCATATTCCATCCACTTTGTAAAATCATGCGGCTCATCCGACCAGCTTATAACATGTCCTCGGCTTACATTAAGGTACTGCTGCCACAAATCCGCATTCTTTACCGGCTTACCTGTCTTTTTCTTCCAGCTGTCCTTTTCCCACTGTTGTGGCCAAGCATTTCTACAACTGTTTAATACATGCTCACATTCTGTATTTATGCGGATTTCACAGTTTTCATGGAAACGCATAAGTGCATGTATTATTGCCTGCAGTGTTGCCTGGTTCTCTGTTACATTCTCAAGTGTGCCTTTTCCATTACGGACAAATTCCTTGCCATTAATAACTATCTTTAAGACATACATGTATGCGACATGCTTACGGACTGCTGGTCCTCTTGCACTTGTTTTTATATAAACATCTACTTTCTGCACTAACCACACTCCCTTCCTTTATGTCGTCGGAACTTGGCTTCATAGTATCTAAAGCCCATCTCAGATATTCCGGTTCTCTCAGAATCCTTAACCATGTAATATCCTTGTTTCTCGTACTTGCGTATTGTGCTTCTCCTTGTTTTATCTGCAAACGTATTTGCATTAACTACCTGTTTTACAATCACTGGCTCTTTTAAATTTCTTGAAGAATTCCATCGCTTACCAATTCTTCTGCCAAGAGTCTCCTCTGTCTTATTTGCATACTTAACAAAATACTGAGCAATTCTTGTGTAGTCATTGTCACTGTCCAGTGGCTTTACATGGACAAACCCTTTGTTCCAACATCTCTTTAATACACGCACATCACATACACTCATGATCATGTGAATATGATGCGCTCCCTTGCTTCCTATCTCTTTAACATAGATGTACTTTAGAGGACCAATGTTCTCAAATTCTCTCCTCAAAGCTTTTAGCAGATTGCGAATATCTACTGTCATATCATCAGGTGTGGGAGGTCGGCTCTCCCTGGCATAAGTCCATGTAACCAACATTCCTGTCTCATCTGTAAAATTGGTATTCATCTTTGCCGCCAGCTTTCTTTCTGCCACTCTCCGGTTTATGGTTTCCTGTTTCGCTGTTGTTACCTTCTCCCGGCTCTCCCTTCTTTCCCCTCGACAGTTATATCTAAGGGTGTGATATCGTCTTATTGTTATTACGCTACCTGCTATACATATTTCCTTTATGTATGGCATTAAAAATTGTCTCCTTGGTTCTTAACTTAATTAATACAATCAAGTTTTTATGGGGATTTCTCCCCATTATTTTTCTTGATATTCACATCAAATATTGACTTTATTCTTAAAATGATTTATTATGTATTCAAGTTGTTACGCAACTTGTCGATTTGGTTCGAGCCGCTTCTTCAAGCGGCTCTTTTTATTTACTCTGTCTTATCTTCTGTGACCTTATGTTCTCTACGGACATGAAGGCGTTCATCACTATCAAGGTACACACTGTAGGTAACCCCCCCATCTTTAATTGTGAGCTTATCAAACTCACTTCTCATAACAGGTCTTACTGCAGCTTTCAGTACCTCTCCTATCTGTTCACTGTTA